GATCAATATTTATCGACAGCCGTTAGTTGGTTACTATACGGAGGGACAGGTGCTAAGAAATTTATGTATGATCTTCTCGGTCTGGGTCTCCTCAATATAGAGGACTGCCCGAAAGTAAATGAAAATTAAATAAAGTAGTTTGTTTAATTTTCAATGGCGACACCTACAAGAGTTCAGATGAAGATGAAACAGGGTGAAGTGGTTAACGCTTACGACGAATATCTTGGTCGATGCTGTTACAGAGGAGGTTGGCAGCTTTCAAAAAGCCCTTTCGCCAATCCTTTCCCAATAGGAAAAGAATATACTCGTGAACAATCTCTGAATCTTTACAGAGGATATCTGACCAGTGACCAGCATCTTATGGGACTTCTTCCAACACTTGCTGGAAAAAAACTTGGGTGCTTTTGTCCTCTAAACGAAGAATGTCATGTGGATATCGTAATTGATGAGGGGAGTAAGAAGGGCTTTTGGGATCCTGTCTTCATTCCTATTCGTATTTAATTTATTAACCTAATAAATTACTTTTTCATGGCTCTAACCAAGTCACCGATTATCATCTTTCTCAATTCTTTAATTGTCATTCCCTCATCCATTCCGTTTATAATAACTTTAACGATATCCTTATAACTACGATCCTTTCTTCTTCTATGTTGATAGATTAATTCAGGATGGAGATCGAAGAATTTGTTATAAGAGCAACCAAAGAGTTGATTTATTGGATTAGCTAAAACCTTTTCCAGATAATAAGTTATATCGATAGGTTCGTTTTTATTATCTTCTAAATAAAGTTCATATAAACGCATCCTCTTACCAACCTTTTTCTCATTATTTTTCTTCACAACAACAAAATCGATACGCGTTCCTGCTTCAACATTTTGTCCAAGAATCCTCAACTCATCGCCGAAAACTTTCATGATGGCAGTTTTACTTTTATAGTTACTGTTGATACTTTTGTTCATAGCAAGGTTCTTCAGCTCAACTTTTCCATTTAGTAAATTTTCAATGGATTTCAGAATGATATCTGCTGAATGAATGACCGATTTTTCTGTTGAAATTGAGGCCATAACTTCTCCATAGGTATCTGTTAACCATTTACAATTGTCACGACGTGACATGGTTATTCCTTTTGTCTGGATTGTCAACTTACCATCTTTATCATATTCCAAATTTCCGTTTTCGTCCATTTCTACATAAAAATACTTCTTCTTTTCTAATAAACAGATAAGTTTAGAAGCTTTTTCAAACTCCACTCTAAGCGGTTCGCGGCCCTTAAAGATTTCATTAACTTTAGTTTCTAACATTCTTCCAGCAGCATAAGCTTCCTTGGGGTCGTCTATATGAGGATCAACGTAAGCTGAATCAGTATCATTATATATGACCTCATAACCAAGTTTGTCTTGAACAAAGTTGTTTACTTCTGTGATCAGTTCGCGCCCTAAGTAAGTGATAGAAATTGCCGCTTGAATTAACGGCAGAAGGCCAGTCTTAACGTCGATACCCAAGAAACCGTAGACACTGTTCGAACTGACCTTAAGAGCTAATTGACGCTTGTTTAATATATTATACAATAAAGTTTCTCCATTCGCCTCTTTCTCCGCGTTCATCATTTTTTTTACTGCTTTTCTACTACTCACTAACCTGTTCACCAACTGAGGTAAAAGTCCCTCCTTAACATGTTTTTTATAAAACTTGAACTTGTAATGGAACTTGACCATCTCCTTGACCTTTTTCTGTTTCTTCTTTTTTCCTTTCTTAGTCTCTTCAATCACTAAATCTTTACCAATTAGTCCTCCTGTTTCCTCTTCATCAGATTTCTTTCCCATTTTACCTTTCTCAAATTCTTCATCAAATTCAAAAACATGACAATCAGCATCATCTACCTCAGAATGTAATTCTTCTGGAACAAGAGTAGTATAACAGAGGTTATAAGCTGATATTATACTTGGATACAGAGATGCGAAGTCTATACAAAGTGTGTTTATATAAATACCTCGAATAGGAGGACGAACGTAAGCGCCTTTATACGGAAAGCTCTGCCCGTTAACATTTATGACATATCCCATGTTGTAAGCCAAGTCGTAAATTTGAGATTTGCACCTCACTTGTTGGCCTCTTGTATATAAATCAGATATGCTTATACCAACGATATTACTCATTTCTATCGAAGCTACCCATACTTTCAATTCTTCAAATAGTTTCAGAACCAAGTCAGCGTCTTGGATACAATACGCGGCTACACGGGTAGTTTCTTCTGTGGCTTTTTCTAATTCTTCCTCTGTTTTTGCAGCTTTTAGTCTATCGTAAATGGCGAACATTTCCACGGCTTTTATATCATGTTTACTTTCACCGATGAAGTAGTTGCTGACAAAGTCCAGAGTGTATTTTCTCAGTTTGTAGTCTCGTTTAATCAAAGCCAAAACATCAATTGTTATTCTTCCACCCATATTGACAATCAAAAAATTGTTCTGATATCCATAGGCTTCAGAATACCAAGAATCATTTTTCACGAAAGGCCTTTCTCCTTTCAGTCGGCTACAAGCGGACCATTGGTCTCGGAGGCGTCTTTTCCAACGCATGTCTATATAGGGGATATCGAAATTCATGATATTATAACCAATCAAAATTTCAGGATCTAAAACTTTAATCAATTCGAAAAGTTTTTCTATACATTCTATTTCATTCTTAACCACATAAACTGTAGCATCTTTAATAGGATTACAAGCTTTCACTACAATCATATGCCTTTGTAAAGTTTCCGGATGTCCCGTCTGCATATAATTACACGATATCATGGTGATGACGTCTTGGCTAAAAGTTTTGTTTGGAATTCTTTTATAGTTTGAAGAATGACATTCAATATCAAAAGAGAACAGCCAAGGACTTATGAGCCAACCGGTTGTTATAGAAGGATCCAACCCATTGACATTATCAAAATTCGTCTCAATCTCTGCCACGGTTGATATGGCTTTTTCTTCTGGTGTTATTGCTCCTTCCACTCCTAACCACTGACAAAAAGTGCATTTCTTCTCTGTTAGAAATTTACGGATGATGGTGATGTCATGTTCACATATCTCCACTTTAATCTGTTTTCCTGAAATCCAAAGACCCTTATTACAAGCCTTGGCTAATCGATCCAAAGCGGCCTTATTTCTCAAAGCTAACCAGATGAAAGTTTTTGGTTCTGAGTGATACAGACAAGGTTTTTTTACTAATTTGGATTTCAGAAGAAGTTTCTGTGGAACGACTTCTTCCTCTTCCATATTTCCATCGTCTTTCGGAAGAATAGCCTTCTTTATAGCATTAAAAAAAGCTTCTTTTTTTGAAGGATTGGAGAGAAATTGGGGTGGAACGGCTACATAGCAAGAATTGTAATAGTTCTGTATTCGTATTAGAAAGGGCTTATTACTTCTGTCCATGCTCCAACAGTGGATCTCATCGTAATCGTACAAGCCTCCATACTGAATTGACCAATCATAAGGTTGAACTTCATATTTCATTTTTATTTGGAATTTGATTTAAATGAAAATCAAATCTTTCAAGTGTGAACTTCACATCACACAACAACATTTGGTCTCAACCTTTTGAACCTCGACACTATGAACACATTCCTGAAGATTGCTGTGCTCGTCATCTCTAACCAACTCGGAATTAAGTTTGTTCAACTTCTGATTGACTTTATGAAGATGATTTTCAGAACAAACTCCGGCTGTAATATCGCCTTTCAGTTTAGACATTTACTTTTTTAAAAAAGAGTAAAATAAGTAAATCAGTTGATAAAGTTCACACGAGGTTTCCAAAAATCATTGACTGGTTTGGGGATGATAGACATGGCGTTCTTGAAATAAGCATCTATTGCCGATAAAATTTCTGGTGTGAAAGTAGGAAGCTGCATAAGAATCTTCATGTCTTCTTTCAGCTTGCTTATCTTTTTTGCTACCTCGTTTTTATATGGTGATTTTTTGATATTTTCCACCTTATGAAGATAATTCTCATCAAGTTCTTTAAGAGTTTTCTCATTGACTATCTTCTCAGCTTGATTGTGAGCTTTTTGGAACTTATCATATGCTCTCCTTGCGCCCCCAAATGACTTATCGTTAAGTATCTGAGGCCTCATTGTTTTGGATATCTCCAAATCAGCTTTTTTGGATTTATACTCACTTTCGCATGTTTTCAAATTTTGAGAAATTTCAATATCGAGAAGATTTTCTTTTGTGAGATAATCCATTTCATAAACCATTCGTAGAATTTCTTTCTTTTTATTTATGGTTTGTTGAACAGAATCTATCTTAAGTTCTTCATATACTTTCAGTTCTTGGCGACAATATGGACATTTGGATAAGTTTTCCAAACAATCAAAACATGTAAAGTTTCCACATTCATTACAAACGAATTTGATATCGTCAAACGTAGATAAACATACAGCACATTCTTTTGATTCATTTGATGAGATATTGTAAGCCCTATGTAGATGACAGTATTTATCATATGGAGCTTTTCCTGTATGATATTTGCAAAATGTTTTACATTCGCCTGTATCGCATCGATATGAGAAATTGCAAACAGGTGATGAAAATGCTGGTGTATAACTGTCTATCGTTGGACAATCGGATAAAATTAATTTTTTTGGCAAATATGAGAGCAAGCTACAGCAAATCCCCAATTTCTTCAAACTAACTAACTTTTCAATTTCAGATGGAAAAGAAGTCAAATTGTTCATTGAAGTATTTAGTTCTTTCAGATTAACCAATTGACCAATTTCAGTGGGAAGAAAAGTTAAATGATTATAAGAAACATCGAGTTCTTTCAAATTAACCAACTTCCCAATTTCAGAAGGAAGAGAAGTCAACTGATTGCGAAAAACATAAAGTATTTCCAAATTAACCAACTTCCCAATTTCAGGAGGAAGAGAAGTCAATCGATTGTTAGAAACATAAAGTTCTTTCAAATTAACCAACTTTCCAATTTCGGAAGGAAGAGAAGTCAGGTGATTGTAAGTAACAACAAGTTGTTCCAAATTAACCAACTTTCCAATGTCAGAAGGAAGAGAAGTCAATTGATTGTTGAAAACATTGAGTTCTTTCAAATTAACCAATTGACCTATTTCATGAGGAAGAGAAGTCAATTGATTACCAGCAGCATCAAATTTTTCTAAATTAACCAAATTCCCAATCTCAGAAAGAAGAGAAGTCAATTGATTATCAGCAACATCAAATTCTTTCAGATTAACCAAATTCCCAATCTCAGAAGGAAGAGAAGTCAGTTGATTGTCAGAAATATAAAGTTCTTTCAAATTCACTAACTGACCTATTCCACAAGGTAGGGAAGTCAATTTGTTTCCGCCACATTGAAGTATTTTTAGGCTTACCAATTGACCTATCTTTTTTGGAAGACAGGTCAAACTATTTCCATTTACATTCAACTTTTCTATAAAAAAATCCAACACTTCTTTCGGTATCTCCTCTAAGTCTCTTTCAGACAAGTCAAGAGAACTTTTAACAATCATATTTTTAAGAATAGGTTCCGATGTCATTTTCTAACAAAAGTCAAACAATAAAATTTTCAAATTTATCTTACAAAGATAAATTTATCTTACAAACTCAATATAGGTGAATAATGGTCTTTGTCGAATTTCACAACAGAAACAACCAAATTCTTTTTATTTTTAACACCAGCTTCCAACAAAGACAGAGTCCCTTTGATGTTAACAGTATAAACATTCACCGAAGAATTAACCTCTTCCGCTTCATCTTCATACCTACGTTCTTTCATCCAAATCTGAGCTGTTCTCTTAGCTTGTTCCAAATTATCTTGAGAAGGTCCTATGATAGCATACCGAGAACCTTCTTTATAAACGAGAATGGATTTAAGAGGGTTTGGTTTCAACTGAGTGACAACTTTCCAACTTCCAAGAGAAGCCAACAGCCGCCACACGTCGATCATTTGATCACCAATCAGGGTCGAGGACTGGTTGAATGAAGGATTGGTTACCCAAGGACCTAAAAGATAAACAGGCGCCATAAGTTCTTGGGCTCCGTTTTGTTCCAAAAAATGATGCAAGTGAGCTTTGATTTTTTCTCTGAAAGCCTTTGTCGGAACAACTATTTTATCTTCTTGAAAGAAAGTGGGAAGTCTTTCAATCAAAAAACTTCTGGCTTCCTTCCAAGATTTGAAAACGGGTAAAACGGGAGACAACATCTCAGACCAATCAAACTCGTGAGAATTCTCTACCACAACAGTATATTTTTTCAAAAAAGAATCCACATCCCTATCTACTTCTACAAAAAAACCTTTCTCTTGTTTTTGTGATGAAGTTATGAAAGCTATGTTGAGAAGTTGAAGTAAAATACTTACAGTTTGTCTTTTCTTATCAACTGCTTCGGCCGGATTTACATCGGTTGTTGGCAATACAACAGGAGAAGTATCACTGGTTATTTTCATTGGAGATTTCTTCAGAGGTATAGCAGCATAGAGATGAGGAACGCTTTCAAAATAAAAAGTTGCCATATTCTCTGAAACTTGGTCTGCTTTTCTCTCCATAAACTTTTCGGCCTCTTTCAAACTCTCTGCCAAATGCCAAGTAGTAGTTGTTGGAAGATTCAAAGGCTGACTGGGAACAGAGAAAATAGTTAGCCCTGAAGGAAGATTTATTCCCCTGAGTTTTCCTGCCGAATCAAGAATTTGACTGACTGCCTCCGTTCTTTGGTGTAATAACCCGACGGAATAAATATTCGCAATGGCTTCTAATTTTCCTTCATTCATATACCAAGTTTTAACTGAATAAAGAGATTCCCAAAGACGGAACAGCCTTTCGTTTGTTTGTTCATCAAATTGTAATGTGCTTTCTTTTGTAGTTTGATTTTCATGTACTATCAAATCATATTGAATTCCCTCGTTATCTGATGAATGTTTATAGACCAACATACAAGGTCTGTCTTGGAAAATTCTTGCTGAGAAAAACCTGTATCTCGGCTGTTCCAGAGTTAGTTGTAATTCTGTTGAATCCATAACTACGTAAATGTTGAAATCAAAAATAATTTCCAAAGCTCTTATGAAGAGTTCAGAAGATAAAAAATAAGTTGGATCTTGAAGTCTTTTTATTCTTTGTGGTTCTTCTACGTCCCACATTTCTTGAGCTAAACATCCCGACTGAACAAACAAGGTTTTTCTGACTTTATTTACATATGTCTCTCTCTGTTTGTCTGTCCCTGTGGTTAATTTCAAATACTGAGCATCACCTGAAGCCAACAAAGCGCAGTGCAACAACGAAGATAGACCTGAGGTGACACCCATTCTCTTGACTTGGTCATCTTTATTTTTCAAAACTACCCATTCTTTGATAGAATCTGGTAGAGAACCAAAACGTTGGAATCCAATGATTTTATTTGATTTCAAAGTATGTCTGGATTTCCCTGTTATCTCTGGTTTTTTACTACTTTTGTTATATATTTTGTTATAAAGAGATTCTGCTTTTGGATCCATCTCGTTGATAGAGCTACAACAGGGAAGATAAGGGTAAACATCTTTGTTTGTTAATTCATTCTTTATAATCTTTGGAAATGGGGCTTCTTCGTCTGGACAAACAAAAAGATATTTACTTTCATTAGCAGGAAAGGGTAGAACCGGATGACCTTTACTTTCCCAATCAGGAATTTCTTCCTGAGAAATGATGATAGGTTGATTCACTTGGCACTTTCGGGCATAGTTGGTTACGATGAGATCAGGGGCCTGTTTTCTCAAAGCCATATTTCTTGAAATCTTTTTCCCAGATTTATTATCTTTCTTTGGTTCTCTGAGAAGTTTCCGAAGTTTATCCCCTATGAATTTCTCATATTCTTCCTCGATGGAATCTCTTCGTTGAAGATAATATCTCACTAAACGAGCGAATATAGCCATAAACTGTTGAACCGTTCTTAAATCTGCACCCTTCGAAATAGATACATAAATACTTGGAACATTTGTTTCAAATTTCTTTTGAGTGTTATTTACTAATTTTACTTCTTGACCTTTCACAGCTATAATGGGATTTAATAAAACAGAGACAGCAGAATAAGCACTTTCTTCGTCTCCGTCTGTAGAACTTGTTTCTCTTTCGACTCCTCTGAAGTGAAAAGCCAACCTTTTCTTTTCTCCAAAAGAGTTGGTGGTCTCTTTCACGTAGAGATAATTTGAAAACAGTTCATCGTTCATAATCATATCTACGAAAGAGGTTTCAGCTATTTCTACATCAAACATTTGATAAGAACCTGAAATGTTTTTCTGAGTGAAAGAAAGGAAAGTTATTCCAGGAAGAGCCTCAGATATTCTGGATAAAACCAAATCTTTCTGAGAAGTATTTCCAACAGGAATATCTAAAACCAATTTGTTTGAATTTAAAGAGATTTTGATTCTGGCGAAAGATTCTCTTGTTCTTCTTGTTATATCTTCATCAGTTTGTAGCCAAACGGCCAAGTAGAGGTCTTGAGGTCCCATTTCTGATAATTCTTCAGAATCTGGAACTAAATACCATAAATCATTAGGAATATCATTCATCAATTTCATTCTTGGAGGTGTAGTATTGAAAGCAATAACAGGAGCTATGGAACTTGCTTTGGATTCAGAGAAAGTTTGCCAAACATTATCTATTGAAAAAACGTATTCATATCTTTCTGTATCCATTATTAGAGGAGTATAGTCCATGGGCTTCCAAGTGGATAAAAACTGCTGTATCTGTAGAATTTCTTCCAATTTTATCTGCTCTTTTTGGAGTTTGTCCTTCCATTCTTTTTCCCAAAGATGAAATCTCAGATTTAGATCTTTTTGATCTTTAATTGTTTCTCTTTTTTGAGCTGAGAGAAATTCATTGAGCTCTTCAGTGGTGGTTCCTTCTTTGATAGAATAAACCAAAAAAGCAAAATCATCAGGAGATAAATCAGACAAAACCTCTTCATAAAGTTGGTCGATGGTGTCTGTGGGTCTGGCGTTGGACACAATTTCGTTGGCTGACCTGATATGTCTGATATTAATATTTTCCTCTTCTTCTTCAAAAAATAGATAATTTGAAGGAACTCCTGCTTCCACAGCAGCCTTGAGAAGCAGACTTTTATCATTATCAAACTCTGTAGCCATCTTTTGAAAGATTTAGAAAAATTGATTTAATTATAAATATATGTTTTGAAATAAACATATGTTGTGGTATTTATTTTCTTGGCTTATAACTATTGGGTTTGTTATGACCTATCCAATTGGTATTCAACAGGTTGTTTCTCTCAGACAGGGAAAGAGTAAAGTTCTAAATAGTTATCCAAAAGTTATTATTGCTGCTTGGGTTTGGCCCGTGTATTGTTTTGTATTTATTTACAGAAGTATTCGTCTTGCTGTAGAAGATGCTAACGATATGATAGATGGTTTATCTTTGGTTAAAAAGTCTGAAGAGAAGCGTTCTACTCCTCACTATGAATCTATTGTGGATGTATTGAAAATGTTTTGGAAGTGATTAATTATGTTTAAAACATAATTAACTTAAGTCATCCATACCCAAATGTAGAACGTTTTGGAACCGGTCTGTGTCCAAGTAG